CACTTTTTTATGACTTTATGTCACTTTTACCTTAAAATGTTAACGTTTTACGAATAATGCAACAAAACAAAAAAAGTAAAAAACTTTACAAAACCAGCTTTTAAAATGTAATAAAGGTATTTTCTAAAATATAGATTTGTGATATAAAAATTAACAAATGTACATGCGAGCGAATACAAAAACTATTTCAATATACCAAAGAAAAACTGTTAAATTATTTTTTAGCCCAAAGCCAACAAATGTACACCCCCACCCCCATCATATTAAACATACCCCTCCATATTAAACATACCCCATCATAACAAAGACGGAATAAAAATAAGAAAGGAGCAACAAAATTAATTGTTACCCCTTCATAATAAACGCACCCCTTTATATTAAACGCTCTATCTTATTGTATAAATTCCTTTGTTCTTACTTGTAGCTAATCTCATCAAAGCATATCTAATCGCATCACAAAAATGATTAAACTTATCGATTGGTCTTACACCCTTCTCATGCCATACATAGTTATTAAACTCCTTTATAACACCATTACTTCTTGGGTCTACTATTATCTCATAGTCCTGCATAAGTGCTATACCAGATAAGATACTACCACTCTTCTTTACAGCAGGTTGTATGTTTAATCCTTTAGCCTTCAGTTCTTTTATAAGTCTAGGCTCTGCTGAATCACAAACTATCAAATCTAAGCCACACTCAGCTCTATTCATATTAGCTATATCTGAGGTAGAAAGCCCTGTTTTACCATAAATCTCCTTTACATAGACTCTATTGTTAAAATCATCTATAGAAATCTTTACGAGTGTTGTAGGGTCTTCAGAGAACCCAAAATCTTGACCATAAATAGTCTTTTCTGTCTGTATGTAGTCTCCAACTTTCCAATTTCTTATAATCGTTCCTTCTGCTTTAGCTAACCACCCTCCTAGTATCTGGTGCTGGTATTTATCTGGTCTTCTAGCTTTCATCTCTAATATCCTAGCAAGAAATGATTCCGACAGATTATCTTTATTGTCTTTATACGTTGTATGGATATAAGTTGTGTCTCCTTTAGTACCATTAAATCCATCATCAACAATATTACCTAAAAAGAATCGTTGGTATATCCAATGCTCTTTTGTTGTAGGGTTTAATATTAAAATAACCCTGTTTTGCTTGTTTAGAGACCTTATAGAGAAGTCAATCTTATCAAAGGTAGCTTCATCATCCAGTTCCTCTGCTTCATCCACTACAAAGGTTGTAATTCCATTTAAAGACTTTAATGCTGCTGTCTGATTACCACTAGAAGTCCTTATTCCTTTAAATATAATAGAAGAACCTGTTTGAAGGTTTGTTATCTCATCCTTAGTTATCCTAAAGTGAGCATTTACTCCCATCATATCAATTTTCTCTACAAATTCTGGTATAATAGATGTATTGGCTGATGACATTGTATAACGAGTAAACAATATCTTATGTCCACTTTCGTATGTAAGGTTCAGTAGAAATACGTTTATACCAAAAGACTTACCACTACCCCTACCTCCTGTAATAACATTGTACCTTGTCTTGCTTTGGAATAAAGGGATGTACTTATCATGCAGGTTTATACTATTCTTCATCTTCTGGTGTTACGTCTATAATATCTTCTTTTGCAGGAGGCTGATGTCCATAGAAATTTATAACAGGAGTTGCTGACTTCTGTGTTGAATTACCAAACCCATCTTTAGGCTTACCATAAACATATTCTAACAAAAGTTTTCTATCGTTATGGTTTTTCTGAGCCTCTTCAGCTAAGTTCATCCAAAAGTCTTGTTCAGAACCAAATACCTTTTTAATGGCTTTGACTCCGAACTCCTTCATCCTTTCTCTCTTAGCTTTATTTATAGCTGCTGTAGTAGGTTTTACAACATCCAGCTGACCTTTCTTTCTTTTATTATAATGCCTACCATCAGTAGGTTTTATTTCATTTGATTTAGCCATAAGTTTACTATTAAATTTATAACGTAATATAGAAGTTTTTGTTTACAACTAAGCACAAAGCACATTAAAACGTGCCTTGTACAATCTGTTGGAGTTAATGATAAATCGGGTATTTGTTATAGTCAGTAATCCACTTTATTGCTTTATCTAAATTCTTATATTCTTTAAATAAATGGTCATTACTAATATGTATGCGTATTCCTACACTATAATATTTTATTCCATTTTTATCAACGCTTTTCCAATCCTCAGAGTTAGTTGTTTTCTTCCACCACAAACACCCTTTGGTCTGTGTTTCTTTATAAAGTTTTTGTATAATAAATTGGTCATCGCTCTTTTGTACAATTCGGAACTTATCACTAACACCAACAACGTATATAGTGCATTTATCCGTTTTTTCTATTTTAATATCTTTCATCTTTAAAGTATTTTATCATTAATTAATTCTGTGCAAAACGCACCATATTCAAACCGTTGTATTTACCAATGCATACCCTCCATTGAGGTACTAGACTCTATTATCTGGCATTTATCTTTGCTTTTCCACTCCCAAGACTTTATCCTTAGATTAATCATCTCATACATCTCTTTTCTTTTATCCTTTGGAATAGTATCTATTAAATCATGCAGTTCATTCCTTTCTCCAAAAGCCTTGTTCTTTTCTATTCGTTCATTTATGATTTTAATTCTCTCAGACTTCCTAGCATCTATAACTTCCCTACTTTTTCTCTTATCATCAAAAAATACATCATAAACATTTCTAAACTTAATAAAGTTATTGTAATAAATATCTATCTTCTTTAGTGCATGAAATATAGATGACCTGTTCTTTACAATACCCATATCAGCAAACCATTCGGATATCATCCTGTCATTCATGCCGTTTATATCTTTTAATATAACATACAGCAACGCTCTAAAGTAAGCCTTTTCTTCGTGTCTAGAAGAGTCATTTAAGTCTATACCTGTAATATCTACAAATCTATCAGCAAGCTCTTTGGCTGCGTGTTCGTTATAACCTTTAATTTTTATCATTTTTATCTCTGTTTTGTATTTTTTTATATTCTTTCCATATCATAATATAAGATTCTGTAAGGGATAGTATATCTGGATATGTGTGCTTCCTATGCCCTAGCTCTATAGATACCCTCCACTGTCCTTTAAAAGCTTTAAGATTAACTGCTTCTGGATATATTAAATACCCTTTATTAAAGCAATAACTCTGAGCCTCGTTGTCAGTATCGTAGTAATCAAATATCTTCTTCTTCGCCATAATCTATATCATTAGAATGATTTAAAGCTTTCTGTAATCCATCACACTCTTCAAAAGAATCTTCCTGTTCAGCTTCTCTTATCCAAATCTCGATGTCTTCTCTAGTGTACCCTAAAAATAATAAGTCTAAGCCAAGCTCATAGTAGTGGTCTGAAATATCTTTGTTGAATGGCATACTATAAGTCTCCGTAAAATGTATATTGTTGTAAATCGTAATCACTCATAATATAATTCTTATAAGCATCTGTAGCTTCTTGTAACTTCTTTAAGCCACTATCTATAAATGATGTTGTAATATTATAAACACCAATATCTAATGTTCTCTTATCTACTACTAAGAATATAAAGTCATCTGCATCAAACAGGTCTAGATATAAAGCAGCCTGTAAGTCATAACTATATTTCTTAGCTGAGTACTCAAAGTCTTGTATGTTGGCTGTGGTCTTTAAATCTATAATAGTCCTACCTTTCTTTGCATCTGCCTTACCTCTAAATGGTAACCCCATAAAATCTCCTATTGCTGGTATTTCAAAATCACATCCTTGTAATAATGATGATGCCTCTGTATTAGCTATAACAGCTTTAGCTATCTTCTCTGCTTTATTATACTCTAGGTTAGTGTAAACTAAATCCTTGCCTAACTCTTCGGATGCTAACTTAAAGTTTTTACTAGCCTTAGTACCTTCTATGAAAGTAAACTCCTCAAGCCTATGTGGCTCTAACACAAATAAGTGAGTAAGCCTACCGTCTCTTAATGCTTGACTGTCTGGAGACCCTTCTGTAAGTGAAGCTGAATAGCTCTTAGGTGATTCAATAAGTTTCTTGCAAGCTGAAGATGATAATGCTTGCTGACCTAGATAACCATAGTAAAAACTATCATCATACATTTTAGGTATAATCTCAGCAACATTATGCACGTCTCCGTTAAGTAATTTTATTTGTTTGCTCATGATATTTGATTTAATAATGAGCTGCAATATAGTTATTTATTTTTAAACCATCAAATAAATAATACTTTTTTAAGTATTAAATGCTCTAGGGAGTTTAATGAAGGAATCCAACCCTTTGCATTATTATCCCCACCAAAGCTATTTCCTTTTACTTTTACATCTGCATTTTTCAAGTATTTCAAAAGTTCTATTCTATTAAATACATAAGCAGTTTCAGTATTGTCCATGCTTTTTAGGATGTAGACATAGTATGTTGCTTTTGAAGCAATTATTCCACTATCTTCTCCTTTCTTTGTATTAAGGAATTCAATATAGATGTTTACTGGTCTGTTATATCTATCAGCATAGTAGTAACCCTTGGAGTCATACTTAACTTCGTAGGTAACTTCTTCCCCCTTATATTTGGCTTTCACATCCCAATCGTAAAACTTTTTGTTAGGTGCTTTCTCAATATCTGTATGTGTTTTAGATATTTCTGACAACCATAGACTTTCACCTATATTTCCTTTTAAAAAACTCATGCTATTTGTAAGTTGAATATACTGAGATTAATGGATTTAATACTTTACTCTTGAATGCACAGGAAGTACACCCTGTTATCTTTATGCTAAATATTCTTTGAGCTATAGGTAAAAGCTCTTTCTGAGCATACTTGTCGTATATTACTCTATCTTCATTAAAGTACTTAGATAAAGTGTTGTATTCATCCTCAGTTAAACATTTAACATCCCTATACTTAAATGCTTTATTTAAAGCAATCTGTCTGTCATCGCAACCACAATCTTCTCCAGCAATAAATTCTACAACTTTCTTTATACCTGTAGCTTTAGTTATCTTAGCTATAGTATCTCCTAATCCTTTAGATTTATTAGAGTTTTCTAACTCAAATCTAGCCTTCCATTCTTTGTAGGCTTTGGTTCTTTTATCTCCTTTAAATTCTTCCATATTATTTTATATTATCGTAATCTCCGTTGTAGTAATCCTGCACGTCTTCATCAAACTTATCTTTTAATCTTCTTTTGCAGTTCTTAGAGGTATTGTATAGTGAAGTTAGGCTGATGCCTTTATACCTTTTTCCGTTCTCATCAATAAAGTTGCTTTCTTTCTCCAAGCCTCTAAGTGAGATATCTGTTTTGTAGTAAATGTCAGTAAACATTATGTCGTACCTGTGCCATTCCTTTATCTCTTTGTCAATGTTATTCATTAACCTTTCAAAAGCATGGTTCTCTTCAATGTCAAAAGTATCTGTAATTTGGTAAGAGTAGACAACCTCGTCATATTCAACTAGAGGTTGCCTGCCCTTAACCCTCTTAAAATCAATACAAACACTAAACAAAGTACTATAGAAATAACCGAGTCTTATTTCATTATTTTCATTTAAAATCTTACTAACATTTTTTAAAGACTTATGTATCTTTAAATATGCTTCTTGAACTAAATCTTCAGCGAAAACATTAGAGCCTACAATTTTAAAGGCTAGGCTAATCCATTTTTTGTGATTCTTGTAAAGCTCTATTAATAGCTCATCTTTAGTCATACATAAAAATACCTAATTATGTACAAATAAAATCTAAAAGTTATTAACAATTACAACTTCTATTCTACCATTACCTTTGTCGTATTCCGTAGGTAGTAATGTCTCTGTCTTAACGAACTCATCATTATCGTCTTCCCAACAACCATAGTGTGTTATGGCATCTAACAGAAATTTAGATACAACAGCTATTGCGTTCATCTTATCTCTTTTTCTTTTATCTGGACTAAATAACTGATAAGTTATCTCTACAGGTGTGTCTATCTTAACTCCCTCTAACTGGTCTCTCATAACCTCAAAGAATACTTTTTTAGCATTTCCTTTAACAAGATAATGTAAGTGAATAAACTTATTCATATTAAGCCAAATATTAACATTCTTCTTTGTTTTTCTAGGTAGTTCTACATACAAAGGTACTATTAACTTTAACTTTGACATTACAGTATGTTGTCTAAGTAGGAAGTATCTACTACCTCTGGTAATCCTGCGTCATTAACTTTAAAACTAAAATCATCAAAAGAAAAGCTCCTACTTCTTTTACAGCTAACAGTAACCCACCCTTTATTTTGTGTATTCTTCTCTAAAGATATTTGAGTCTCTGTCTTCTTTTCAAGGAAAGAGCCTAAATGTCCAGTAGGCTTAGTAGACCCAAAATTACTATGTATAACTGTTATTATGTGGCAATTAAATTCAGCAGTCCATTTCATAATCCTCTGCACTATCTCTGAAGATTCGGTTATATTGTTAACATCAGAAACTAAGTCTGCAATCCCATCTATAACTACTAGACCAATGTTTTTTGATTCTAACTTATCTTGAAGTATGTATTCGATAAAATCTATTCTTTCTGTATAAGACATTTTTCTTAATGCGTAAGTGTAATAGTCATTATCAATATCTCCAGAATTCATATCTACAGGTCTTCTAAATACCTTCTGTGCATGATACCTTCCTTGCTCAGTATCAAAATGTACAACCCTCCTCTTATCTCTATGCCCCTTAATATGTCCACTAAACTTATTACTACCCTTCAAGTATGTGCTTACTAACAAACTAACAAAGTAAGTCTTCATAGACTTTGGTGGTGCTTGTATAAAGCTAAAGTTACCATAGGTAGCTAAAGGTATCGTGTAGGTTTTGTTGCCTTTTAATGTAGTTAAATTAGCTTCTCCACAAGAGATAGCTATTGGAGGCTCTTTTATTTCTTCTGATATATCTACATAAGCATCCTGCTCAAGGAGCGTCATAAACATTCTTTCTGCTTCTTCTTTATCTGTATTCATGTTTGTATTTTATTGTAAAAAATAAAAGGGTGGCTTCCCCAAACCACCCTTTCTTTAATTATTAGAACGGCAAATCGTTAGATACCGTTGTTGTTTGAGATGACTTAACTCCACTATCCTTAGTCTGAAAAACAGCTTTAGTACAGTTACCATCAGTCCAAACTACTTGACCATTTCCTAAATAGTCTTTGGATTTCTTAGCCTCTCTCTCTTCTTTTGTTTGAGAGTCAAACGCTGATACGTTCTGTCCATACTGATTGGTGTCGTCATTTACCGATAGAGTAAAGTTGTAAAAGTTACCAGTCTTCCCTTTTACGATTTTTTGTTTAGGCAACTTGTCTAAGTTGATACTAACATTAATTAATGCACTCATATTATAATTGTTTAAATTTGTGCCTAAAAGAATCCGTAGGCACATCGGATATATTACTGTACTAAAGCCTCTGCGACTTTCTTACTTATCTTATACTTAGTTCTAAGAACTTCTATATCTCCACCATCCTTCAACCACTTTTGTGCTTTAGGAAATTCTGGTGTACCTTCGTTTAACCATTTGGTTGGTTCTTCTGACTTAGCACCTTTGCCATGCGTATTTGTAGCGTCCGCATCCTTAGTATCATCTATTAAGAATAATCCATTTAAGGCGTACTTCCTTGCGTATGATGAACTACTACCAAACGACTGTGCGATGTCCATTCCCTTTCTATTAGGGTCTATACCTGCTTGTGCTTGTACACTAACCTTTGCATCCATATCTCCTAATGTAACTTTTGCTTCTGCAAACAATATACCTCCTAGTTCTTTTATCTCATCAGAGATAGTTAATGCTAAAGCATACTTACTTAGTAGTGGCTTAACAGACTCTAGGATGTCCTCACAGCTTCTGTAGTTGTACTTACCAAAATTATTCCTTTGGTTTTTTGGTGCTTTCAGTTCCTTCTGAATAGCAATTAACTTGTCGTTAAAATCTAATTCTTTTTTACTCATCTTATTATTGTTTATTTATTATTGTTTTTAATATTACATTCTTATAACCATCTGGCAATTCTTCATCTGAACACAACTCTCTAATAGTTTCTTGTAGTTGTTCTTTTTCAATAGACAACATAGTTACTAAGTCCTCTAATGCGTTGATTCTATGTGTTTGATATTCTAGTGTGTCTTCCATTATAATTGTTTTACGCTGCAATCTACAACATTTATTTTAATCCACCAAATTTATGTTAATACTTCTTCTATTCATATGAAGATAATCCTTTTCTTGTCTTATTTTAAACTCCACAGACACCCTAGTCAAACTACTATCTTCTTTTACCATATTCCACATCGTATCATCTATAGACACCCATCCTACTTTAGGCTCTCTACTTATAGCTAAATCTAATCTTTCAAGCTCTCTATCTATATCCCTAAGATAATTACTTACAGATTTGTTATCCGTAAACTCTAGCAGCAATTCAACAGTCCTGTCTCTTAATGTATTTATTGATTTGGAATAATTCATTTTATCTTTGTTTTACGCACTCGTCTCTCTTCTCTCCATCCAGTTATAGGATTTACAGAATAATTCCAAAACTCGTAATCTCCATGCAAAAAGTGATTCTCACCCTCCCTTAGTTGTTCAAATAATTCTTTAGTCTTCCCCATCTTGTATGTTTGTTAGTATTAATTTTCTTTTCATTGAATCTGGAATCTTCCTTAGATACATGTATTTATACCAATACTCTGCATCTTCCTTATTTGTGTAGAAGGAAGAGTAATCTTGAAGAATACCGTTATAATCTAAGGTTTTGTAAATCCAATTCTTTAGTTCTTTAAATCTTTCTGTTGATGCCATAAATTTTGTTTTAGCAAATCTACTAAACATAAATCAATCTACCAAAAAATTTAAGTATTTATTTTACCAAATAGCAAAATAAGCAGGCTTTAGGCTATCTGTATCAAAGTACAATATATCATCGCTGACAGCTATTCTTTCTATACCACATTCAATAAGTCCTTTAATAATTCTCATTCTCTTCTTTGTGGATAGAACTCTAATCCTTACACCTAATCCAACCCTATGAGCATCTCTTGAGGAGAGAAACATATTATCAGCCACAGGCTTTGAAGTGTACCCTAATATAATGTCTGGTTTTATTCTGTACATCTTGCAAACAACATCTAAAATATACACAGGCTCTCTTTCCATAAATAAATAACCAGAACCTTCAGAATCTGGAGAATCAAACATAGACCATCTTAAATGTGTTAAACCTTCTGTATCCTTCTGATTATCCATAAGTTAAGTTTTATTTATATCAAATATAATGTAAATACTTTACTTTGTTGTTAATTAGTGTTAACAAATTCACTTGACTTTCTAATTTTTTTAGTATAACTTCGTCTTCATAAAATGAAATACTTCTCCTTTTAAACATATCTTATCGTAGCCTCCCAAAAGGCGAAGATAAAGATATTAAGATTTAATTATACAAAGAAAACATTATAGTTATAAAAATACAGGATAATTATGTTCTAATTTTAGAGAATAAATTTTTTTTAGACTTTTATTTGTTTATGTTATTTTAATTTTGTAGGTTTGCTAAATAATTAACAATTTAAAACAAAAATTATGTACGGAAAACACGTAGAATACAATGGATATACAGTATGGATAAACTGTGTACCTAGCACTTCTGAAAAAG